AACTTACCTGTAATAATACAAGCTGCTATAACAATTTTGCTTGCAATTATAAATGGTTTGGTTAAAGCATTACCACAATTGATAGCAATGCTACCTAGAATAATAGATAGCATATTAAAAGTAATAACTACTAACTTACCAATAATTCTCCAAGCTGGAATAACAATTTTAATAGCTCTTATAAAAGGATTAGTAAATGCATTACCACAATTAATAGCCATGTTACCAACTATAATTAATACCATAGTAAAAGTACTTACAAATAATTTACCTCTTATAATTAATGCAGCTGTTCAAATTATGATTGCATTAATAGGTGGGCTGATACAGGCAATTCCACAACTTATTGCTGCAATACCTAAAATAATAAGTGCCATTAAAAATGCATTTTCCAGTATTAATTGGGGAGAAATTGGTGTTAACATCTTATCTGGCATAGGGAAAGGAATTCTTGCTGGAATTGGAAGCGTAGTAAGTGCCGCAAAGAATGCCGCGTCTAAAATAAAAGATGGCATTGCAGGATTTTTTGGGATACATTCACCATCGACACTTATGCGAGACTTAGTAGGTAAGAATATAGTTAAAGGAATTGGAGTGGGTGTAGAATTAGAAACTCCAAATCTACAGAAAGATATAAATAATAATTTATCTAGTTTAACCAGTAAAATGAAAGGCACAGTGGATTATGAAACTGCTAGGACTACATCAAAGGTTGCTGCAATGCATGGCTACACATTCAATAAAGAAAGAGTTAATGCAGATGATATATCCAGTAAACAAACTACACAGACTATAATAGTTCCAGTAAATTTAGATGGAAAGACTATAGCAACTGTTACTGCACCATACAATGACAACATGAGTGGGAAAAGAATAAATTTAAGTGAAAGGGGATTGATCCTATAATGTATTATGGTTTTGAGATAAATGGAAAGCATAGCTTTAAAGATTTTGGATTACGGATTATAGACAGGGAATTCAATCCTCCTAATAAAGTGAAAATAAAACAAACTGTGCCATTCATGAATGGATCATACGACTTTTCTACTTTATATGGAGAACAGACATATGAGGAAAGAATAATAAAATATACTTTGAACCTTAAGTATAGAAACAAGTTTGAATATATAACTAAAAAAATTCAAATTACTGAATGGTTGATGTCTGGTATCCAAAAGGAATTGTATGATGATTTAATTCCTGGGTATTATTTTTTAGCTGAATGTGAAAATGGTCCTGTATTTAGTGAATACCATACAGGTTGTGAAATTGAAGTTGTATTTATAGCTTATCCTTTTAAAATGGGTATAAGCCAAGAAGGTACTTATCAATTGTGGGACACATTTTGTTTTGCGACTGATTATATGCAAGAAAGCGTATTTGATGTAGTTGGTACTAAAGATATACAACTGTATAATGTTGCAGCTACTAAGATAGTACCCACGATTATTTGTAGTTCAAATTTTAGTATTATTAAAGCTGGAATAACTTATAATTTCAGTACTGGAACAACTAAAAATTTGAAATTTAAACTGGAAAAGGGAATGAATATTATGATTTTAAATGGTACCGGAAATATTGAATTTGTATTTAGAAAGCAGGTGTTATAATGTATGAAGTAAGCATTTTTAATAATAATATTGAGACAGTTATTCAGTCGTTAAGCACAGATAAAGAAGCTCCACATATAGATAAATTGCCCTTAAAAGAAGGATTGTCCATGGTTGATAGTCTTTCTTTTGTTTTGTATGCAAATAATCCAGGCTATAATAGTTTATTTGAGTTAACGACAAAGGTTAAAGTAACAGATACAAGGGATAACACTACAAGGTTTACGGGTCGTGTTTTAGACGTAAATGAACACATGGATAGTAATGGACTATTTTATAAAGAAGTGTTGTGCGAGAGTGCATTAAGCTATTTAAATGATACTAAGCAACGCGCAAATGCGTTTGCAACAACAGATGCAACTATATTTCTAATGCAGATATTAGCAATTCATAATAGTAAAGTAGATGCTAGTAAACAGATCCAAGTAGGCAATGTGGATATAGTTGGTAGTGTGGCATATAGTTGTAATTTTAAAAGCACACTGGCAGAATTAATCGCAGTTAAAGACAAAATGGGTGGAGAGATACGAGTAAGAGAAGTAAATGACATCTTATACTTAGATTGGCTACAAAGTTTTAGTATTAATACAGTAGAAATAACCCTTGGTGAAAATATGAAAGATATGATTAAGGGTAAAGATGTTACCTCTTTAGGCACAAGAATTATACCACTGGGGGCCAACAATTTAACAATAGCCAGTGTAAATGGTGGTAAAGATTATATTGAGGACATAGCAGCTAGTAGCACTTATGGAGTAATAGAAAAAACAGTTGAGTATAAAGACATAATAGACGCAACAGAATTATATAACACTTGCATGGCTGATTTAAGCAATTATACCCAACCTTTGTTTTTACTAGAAAGCAATGCACTAGATTTAAGTTTTTTAACAGGTAATAAACCAGAACAATTTATGCTAGGTATCAATATTCATTTAAATAATCCGGTTATGGGTGTAGATAGTATTTACAAAGCAGTACAAATTGAATTGGATTTATTGCAGGCATATGATCCTAAACTCACTATAGCAAATTTCCCACTTAAATTGAGTAGTACTATAAATGATTTAAGAGCATCCTCTATGCAAAACAATGGTGTATATAATAATGTACAGGTAGGTGATGCGTTTGGAATTAGGGCAGTACGCAGTGATGGTAAGGTGGTAACTACATTAAACGCAACAGAGGGAATAAGCATAGAAAACGAAAATCAAAAAGTTTTATACGTTGATGTAAATGGAAATATAATTGCAAATAGCGGAACTTATAATGATATAACTGCCAATAATGTAACTGCTGTAAATGGCACATATACGAATATAAAAGCAGTAAATATGGTGGCAAATGAAATGAAAACAAGTGCCACACTAGATTATATAAAATTACATGCTTTATGGATGGATTTTTTTAGTAATGGAAGTCTTGAAATGCAAATGGGTATATTAGACTTTTTTGGAGCAGGCATACCTGCTATTTATGCTGCGCATGGATTAGCACTTGGCAGTGCAGGAAGTATAACCCTAGAAGGGTCTACAGTTAATCTGAAAGGTAATGTACAAGTAAACGGTGCAGCATTAACGAGTGGATTACAGATGCAAGGTAACTACTTATTTTTAACGAATGGATGTTATTTAGAATGTCTAGCAGGTAGATTAATTTTACATGCAAATTCAACGAATTACGTGAGTATAGGTGCTGGATTAATGCAAGTTACAGAAAATGGAGTAAGTAGGCCAATATAAGCAAAGACGAAAGGGGATAAATAATGGCAGATATAATAGATAAGATAGCAGCAATAAGAGCGGCTGATTATGGTATAGAAGTAAAAAAAAGTATTGCAGACGGAATAGAATCTATAAACATAGAGGTAGTAAATACTACAGAAAGGCAGACTGTATTAGAAACTGATATGTCTACTGCAAAAGCCGATGCAATCCAAGCTACTGCAGATGCTAATACAGCTACAACTAATGCCGATAATGCTACCGAAGTAGCAAATATAGCAATAACAGAAGCAAATACCGCTAGAGATAATGCAAATGAAAAAGCAACACTAGCAGATAGCAAAGCAACTTTGGCACAAACTGCAACAGATATTGCAAACACTACAGTTGAAAATATAAATAATAATACATTAATAATATATAAACCTTGGGTAGCTAATTTTGCTGCAATAGCTACTGCCTATCCAGCACCTGTTTTAGGCTGGACAACACAGACTATAGATACAAATACTCGTTATAGATACAACGGAACTGCATGGACTAATATTGGAGCTTTTAGTGGTGATAAAACTGGAGATATGAGCCAAATATCTGAAACAAATTTAGTCCAGGCGGTGCTTAATGATAGGTCACAATTGGCAGATATGACGAAGGACTTAAATGATTACAAACACCTAATTGTTAATGGTGATTGGAGTATTGCATTACAAACTGCAATAAATGAAAGTTTAGATAATGCGGTAATTAAAATTCCACATGGTGTGATTATTAAAAACCCCGTGTGTATTACGAATATAAATGCAATAAGGTTTATCGGTGACAGAGGGAAAGAAGAAGTAAACCCTAATATTACGGTAAGTGGTGCAGGTACGATTGATTTGTTATTTACACGTAATTGTACATTTGAGAATATTAGTTTTTTAGGAGATAGAAATAATCGCCCCGAAAGGATATTTTTATTAGGAAGGACTGCTTTTGGGGAGTTCCCGTACGGTCACCGGTTTATTAATTGTGGGTTTTATGGTCATTGTGAGAAATATGCGGTTGTAATTTCTGGTGGAGAAGTAAATAAATTTATATCTTGTGATTTTTCGATGGCTAGTAATAAGGGTATTTGTTGCATTACAGACAATACCGACAATGAATTTAGTTCAACATTTGCCACACTTACCAATACTATAATATCAACTACAATAAATAGTTTTGACCATTGTAGTTTTAGTTATTATGGTGCATTAGATAGTTGCGAAGCTTTAATAAAATTTGAGACAGAAAATTGTGGTTCGACTTTTAATGATTGTTATTTTTTAAGTAATGGTCTAGTAGCAGGCAAATATCCTGACGTATTTAAGTTTTTACTTAGTCAATCATCGACTGGAAGATGTGTCACTATTACTAATTGCGTCCATGAAAACATGAATTTCGGTGGATCATTTTTAAAATGTGTATCTAGGAATGCAAATGTATATGATTTTGTTTTTGTAATGGTTGGTAATAAATTTAAAGGACATTCTGTTGCATCGGGTTATGCATTTGATTTTCAAAATGTAACATTATTGAATTCATTAATGAAATCTAATAGTTTTATGTGTTCGGGTGTTGAAGTCGGAAGGTTAAAATTTGGTAATTTTATATCTTGTGATATTGATTTACCTAATGCAACGGATAGTAGTTCTCTATTTGGTGATATTTTAATGAGTAAAATAGTATCGAGAGCGTTGATAACATCCTTACAAATTAAAACACCATTGCAAATACGAGGTAGCATAATCAAAAATCAATGGGAAATATATATTGACCCTTATTGTAATGATATTTTCAAAGTTGGTAGAATTGAATTTACCAAAGCACCTGATGGACAAACATTAATTAAGACAAATAGCCGAATTATTAATGTAATGCCAACGTCGGCTTTAGGTGGAGTAAATACGAATGATGGAGATATAGCAATAAGCACGGGAGTAGGTACAGTTCAAATTAAAGTAAATGGTATTATAAAATTTTTACAACCAATTGTAGCATGTACAACTGCAACGAGACCAACCGTATCAATAGTTGGGTTTCATGTTTTTGATACTACTTTAAATAAAGGTATAGATTGGAATGGTAGCGTGTGGAAAGATGGTTCCGGCGTAACTGTTTAGTTACACAATTGGAAAATAGTGCGTACGTACAAATACTTATTTGTACGTACGCATATGTAAAAAGGTTACAAAGTAATCACTCTGTTATATAATAATTTTGGGGTGATTATTTTGGACAAAAAGAAAAGAGCAGATCATTTAAATATTAGTATCAAACCAGAAATTGTTGAAGAATTTAGAAAGTATGCAGAAAAAAAGGGAGTATTAATATCTCCTTGGGTAGCTGCAAAGATGCGCGAGTTTATTGAAGATGAGAAAGCTCTGGAAGAAATGAAAAAGAATAGGTAAAAAAGTAAGGCATCCATAAGGGTGTCTTTTACTTTTAAAAAGAAAGGGTGTGTTCTTGGTATCATGCAAATAAAAGAAATTAAAGAGATGTTAAGAATTATACATGGATTATTTAAATACCTAACATCAGAAGAAGTTGATGAAATTGTAAACCTGTTACATGATATAACAACAAGAAAAACACATAAGTCGCAATAGTAAATACTTATATTTATATGTGCTTATAAACCCTTACAAATAGCCATTCGTACATATAAATGGATATTATTTACAATAGGAAAACAGGACGACACAACTACAAAATAAAATAACACAAATTAAGAGGGCCTCCAAGGGTCCTTTTTTAATACAAAAATACTAGGAGGTATGATATGGATAAAGGAACTTCAATTAAAACAGTAATAGCAGTAATGGGGACATGTTTAACGTGGCTGTTCGGTGTGTGGGATACGGCTATAATAGTTTTACTCTTATTCATGGTGCTTGATTATATGACAGGATTAATAAAGGCATATGTAAATAAAGAGATCTCTTCTGATGTGGGCCTTAAGGGCATAGCTAGGAAGAGTTTAATACTTATAGTAATAATTGTAGCGGTTTTGTTAGACAGACTCTTAAATGCGGGCACATGGTTATTTAGGACATTGATATGTTACTTTTACATTGCAAATGAGGGCATTAGTTTACTAGAAAATTGTGCTCAGTTAGGGTTACCCATACCAGAAAAATTAAGAGATGCACTAGTACAGTTACAGGCTGGTAATAAAAAAGGCGCTAAAGAGGAGGAGAATAAAGTTGAATAAAGTTTGGATTGATGATGGACATGGCGGAAGTGATCCAGGAGCTGTTGCTCTTGGGCTAGTAGAAAAGTCAATTAACTTGGTAATGTCTTTATCCTGTAAAGCAGAACTAGAAAGACATAATGTATTGGTGGGAATGACAAGACTAGGTGATGCTACAGTATCACTTACACAAAGAGCAACGCTAGCCAATAATTGGGGAGCTCATTATTTTATATCTATCCATAACAATGCTGGTGGAGGTGATAGGGGAGAGGTTATTCATTCTGTTAATAATGGTAAAGGATTAGAACTAGCTAATAAAATAGCTATAAAAATAAAAACAGAAACGCAGCAAGATTTTGTGAAAGTATACTCAAGACCTTCAACTAGCAGCCCTAATAAAGATTACTATTCGGTAATTGCTAATACCAAGATGCCAGCAGTTATAGTGGAGGGTGCATTCTTAGATAATCACTTAGATAATAACGCTATAGACACTGTAGAAGAGCAAAAGGGTTTTGGGGTTGCAATTGCTCATGGCATATTAAATCAGCTTGATGTGGCTATAAAATCAACTATAAAGCCTATAGTTATAGTTCCTATAGAAGAAAAACCTTTTGTTGTCCCAGCAAATAATTTAATTCCACCAACTGGCCCAAATATTACATTGTTAAACGGTGGCGGATGGATTGAACATGCAGCGGATGGCAGAGTTATAACACATCAATCAAGATCAGTATATTTTGCGATAACCGCGGATGGTCATTTAGATTTTACTGTTAATGGAGTTTGCACAAGATTAAAATAAATTTTGGAGGTATTAATATGGATTTAAAAACAAGAATGAAAAACAAATATTTTTGGGTGGCTGCAGTAGCATTAGTTGTTGCTGTAGTTAAACAAGTCAATCCAACAATTATCCCAGAAAACTATGAAGTTACTGTAAATGTGGTTTTAACATCCCTAGTTGCCATGGGAATACTTTTAGATCCAACAAGTCCTGGCATAGAAGATAAAGAATGATTTAAAAGACCTGAGGTTAGTTTAAATACTAATTCTCAGGTCTTTTTTTATTTTTTGTATTATGAGTTGAGAGGCTTATAAGTATTTTTAGTTACATTAAATTCAACCTGCATATCAATTCTTATGTTTTCAGGAAAGGATCTTGTATACACAAAACATATTTTTTCACCACTCACTATTTTAATATAATGTACGGAACTATCGTGGTCCGAATAATCTACTACAGTACCAACCATTTATAACATCTCCTTTTAAATCACCCTTGGAGTATGCTATAATTAAATAGACGATACTTTTTAGGTGTTATTTTGCTTTGAAGTCTACAAACTCTGGTAGGGGCGTAGACTTCTTTTTATTTTTTTAAACTTTTTCTGATTTCTTCAATCGCATTATTATTAAAAAGATAATTTCTCTTTCCAGCACTTCGCATATCCTCAGATTTAATATTCCCATTTTCAAGTAGCATTTTTGCTACGCGAATTAAATATGAGGGGTTAATATCTAACATTTCTGATACTTCTTTTGTTATAAACACGTTGTTAACATTATTCATTTTAATCATCCTTTCATGTGTATATAGATTATTGGTCGCATGTCGTATATGTGACTTAACTTTATTGTACATTGTCGCAAGTCGTATGTCAATACAATTTGTAAAAAATAATTTAACCAATTGAGTTATAGAATCTGAGGTTAGAGGATCTAGCTTCAGGATTTTTTTATTTTTGTTACAAATATAAAGGAATTTAAAACACTTTGGAGAATATTTACATAATATGAATTGAGGTGGTTATATGGTTAAAAATAAACTACTACAAATAAGACTAGGTTTAGGTTATAAATTCCAAAAGGATTTTGCAGAATTTTTAGAGATAAACCATAAAGATTATAACAGGATTGAAAATAACAATAAACAAGTATATCTTGAAACTGCAATCAATATAGGCCAAAAATTAAATATGAAAATTGAAGATATATGGTACTTAGAAAAATAAGTATCATATTTTTTTATGATTAAATCTACTACTTAATAGATTATTTATAGTGGACAAGCAACATTTCATGAATTGGTACATAGAATGTTATTAGGTAGTAAGGTAAAGAACAATAAACAGGAGGTACAAAATGCCGAAAGTAGAGGTAAGTTTTAAGCAAACATCAAAAGACATGAAGCTATTTGCAAAAGTAATTAGTGAGGAGGAGAAGTCCGTTTTTGTTAAAAATGCTCTTGAATTTTATATTGAGTATCTAGAAAATAATAAAAAAAGGCAATAAAAAGAGCCTAACCTGTGTGGTCAGACTTATTCTATCTCGCGAACCCTTACGTCTTGCTACGCTTCAACGCCTCAAGTTAGCTTATGCATCCATTATTTGAAATGTGCTACTTTTAACACTATATTAATTGTTTATTAACAGAATATTAATAATTATAGGAAAGCTTGAATTAAATCAACTGCAACAATTAAACCCGCGCCAAATGCAAATAACAACATGAAATCACATCCTTTATACTATTTTGATTATATTATGACCCAATATATAAATAATTATTCAGGGGGAAGATATGGAAATATTAATTATTAAAAATAATAAAACTATAGTTAATCATGAATTTAAAACATTAAGTAAAAAACATGCTGAGGATATGGAGTTAATTGCAACCAAAATTAATAGCAATACTGGGACCAAAAGAGCGGCTATATTTGTGCTAGGTAGTTTACTGTGTTTTAACAATATTGTTGTAGCGGCAGCAAGTAAGGATCCTTTAAAGGCATTACCTATAGTTGGTGCTAAGATTTTAGATATAGTGCAAATGTTCGGATGGTTTATATGCGCAATAGGTGGTGTAATAACAATTTTAAAAGCTCTTATGGCGGGAGATACAAAAAGTATTCCCAAAATAATGATGGGATTTGGTATGGGATTTGCTTCACTTTATTTATTTCCAGCATTATTAAATATGATTAAAGATATATTTCAATAGAGGAGGTATCTATATGTTCCTAAATAGAATGTTAGCAGCCGCACCAACAGAAATAGAAAAAATGTTATTAGAACAACAGGAAACTCTAAGGAAATTAGCAGAGATTAAAGTTAATGTAGAAAAACTTAAAAGTGGTAGCATTGGGCAAATGTATGATGCCCCTAATACTCTAAAAACTCCAATTTTTGATATGGGTAGTATTTCATGGGTTGCAAAAGCTGAGAGTTTTTTTAATGCTACAGATAAGGCTATAAACTGGTTAACGCATCCAGTACTAATAATTAATAGCGTAGCAGGAATTAGTTTTTATATAGCAGTAGCGGTTGGACTTACTGGCCTTATATTTTATATTGTTGGAATTAAGAAGGGCATGAAATATACTGTAGGAAGTGTGATTGGTTACTCTTTAATTCAAATAGTAAACTATGGGGTGAGCTTATTGTGATAAGCATGAAATTGTCTAAGTATATTGAAATAGTTTATCCTGTGTACGTGACACTTAAAATAGTTCCAGATACTAGCATAAGGAACTACAATTCTAGCACAATTGCAAAGGCCATGAATTACACATATAGGACTATAGCTCAAAGGATTCACAAGGAGGAAAAAAAGTTAAAATGGAAAGTTGATGCCCCAGCCAAAATTAGTTTCTTTATAGATATTAAAAAAAATGATGTTAGTTTTTATTTTATAGTTCCTGAGCGCCATCTAACCTTAATAAAAGAAAAAATTACTAACACATGGCCAAAGGCTGCTATCACAATTGCAAATGAAATTAGCCCCTTTTCTAAAGATGCAATTATGTATCAATTAAAATATTCTAAAGAAGATGCTATGAGCCTCAATTTGGATAAGAAGTGTAATGAGCCCTTGAATGGTATTCTAAATGTATTAGATGTGCTAGAGGAAGATGACAGGGTGGGAATTTTCTATAATTTTGTACCTGTACAACAAAAGGGGTGGAGGCAAGAGCACCAAAGGACCATGGATAAAATTAAAAAGAACGAATTTATAGATAAGGAAAAGTTTAATGCCTGGTTTATTATTAAAAGTGGAATGATGCTATTAATTAATTTAGTTCAAGACTTTATGGATACTCTTGGTGATTTTCTAGGAGCTGAACGCAAAAGTACAACTCTGTCATTGGCAGAGGTAGCTATGAGTAGTTTAATTCTAGAGAACACTAAGAAACCAACTAGCGCCACCATGAGCAAAAAGGATTCTACAGTAATAAACACACAAATATTAGTCATATCTGAGAGTGAAGATAAGCAAAGACAAAATAATACTGCTATAGGAGTATGTGAAAGCTTCAGCACGATTAATGAAGATAATAAACTAATATATAAAAAAGTAAAAGCAAAAAATATATTTTATGTAAATGATTTAAAAATTGCTGGGGCAGAAGAAAATAAGTGTAGTATTGAAGAATGTCAAAACTTCCTGGAGCTTCCGGGAAAGGAATTATTAATTCAACATAAAATAATAAAAAAAATTGATGCACTAGAAACCAAAGTTCCAGAAGAATTACAAAGTGGAATTATAAGAGCAGGAATAAACATGTATAAGGGTATACCATCAAGAGTTTATCAAACAGAGGATGAAGAACTCAGGAATACTATAATGTGCGTTTGTGGACCGAATAGGAGTGGTAAAACCACACTTATAGCTAATATAGTCAAAGATGTAATGGAAGATGGCAGAAGTGTAATTCTACCTGACTTCTGTGGCAAGTGTGAATTGTCAGATGCACTTGCTCAAGTAATTCCAGCAAACAAAATTATTAATGTAAATTGTAATGACCTACTGAATGTACAAGGATTTGGATTTAATGAAATAGTACCACATGATGAAAGTATGGAAGCATTATATATTTGTGCTAAGAAAAAGGCTGCTAAATTAAAAGAGCTTATTAATTTAATCAACTCAGGTGAAAGTGATCTTGAAGGAAGAATGGAAAGATATTTAGAGTTTGCAGCGCTTATAGTATTTGTGAGTAATGGTCCTGTAAATGATGTATTTAAAATGCTAAAGGATCATGTTCTAAGACATAAATACATTAATAGCATTCCAGAAGAGCTTGAATCAAATATGGAAGAATATGTGGAAGAATTATTGGAGATAGATGAGATAGGGAAAGCCAAAGAAAATTTAGGGGAGGTAATAGGTACAAAAATGGGGAGCATCTCTGCAATACTAAGTAGGATCCATAGACTTAAAGAAAATGCCTATATAGAAAAAATGTTAAAAAAAGATTGTAAGGACAATATAAATTTAATTGATGCAATGCAAGGTGGTAAATTGATTTGCATAAGGATGAGCACAGATATGTTTGGCACAAATGCGGAGAAAGATATATTCGTATGTTATTGGATGGTTAAAATGTGGGCAGCTCTCCAGAAGAGATTTAATGATGTAGAGAGGGAGGACTTAACTCAGGCAGTAATACTTATAGATGAGTTATATCAGGTTAAAAATTGTGAAATATATCTAACTAGTATATTAAGCCAAATAGCCAGGCATAGAATTAAAATAATTTTAAGTTGTCACCATCTAGCCCAAATTCCAGTAATTCAGAATGAAATGAAATCCGCGCTCTGTAGTTATACATTTATAGCTGGAAGCAATAAGAAAAATTTTAATGCTATGAAAGAAGAATTTACTGATAAAGGTTACGAACTAGAAGACTTGCTACATTTAAAAAGACACAATGCATTAAATTTGTTAGCTTATGAGGGAGGATACTGGGCAGGGATAACGCAACTTCCTTCACCAATTAAGAGGATGTAGCATAAGTGCTATATCCTCTTTTTATAATACCTTATAAACAGTATATTCATTTTAAGCCTATACTAAAATGCATAGGTAATATCATAAGGGCAATATAGTTAGACAAGTCTTACAAGCCAAATTTGAGGGTCAGTTTCACAATGAAACTTAAAATTAATCTACTTATTTTTATATACAATTAGTTTTCTCGGAGTTGTATCCAGGGCCAATGCAATGTCACATAGCAATGTTAATCTTATGTCATATTTACCATTTTCAATTTCAGATAAAAAATTTCTACTTATTCCAACTTTTTTTGCTAATTCTGTTTGCGTTAGTTTTTTAGCCAGCCTTATTTCTTTGATTTTAAGTCTATATTGGTCCATATCGTAATTATACAATGCACTCGTATAACTTGTATACAGGTAAGTTATGACAGGTGTTGTTACCTTATGTGTCTTGTTTTAACGTTACGTTGAAATTATAATTATTCCATGGGGTGGTAATATGTTAATACATAGAGTTAGATTTGGTAGTTCTATGGATAAGAAGCTAGATGAGGGTTTGCGGAAGTTAGCAAAAGAATCAAGAATAACAATATCAAAACTGCTGGATGAAGCCATAGAAGACCTTTTAATAAAACACTCTGCTGATAAGTAGGGTGTTTTGTACTTTTATGGGATAATTTAGTGCAAAATTGTCGAAACTGTCGGTGCGCTCGACACTATTTAGACTTATAATAAATATGCGATAAATAATTAACAAGAAACTATTGCAAATCTTGAATAAAAACACGAACACTTGTTCTTTACTTATCGTGGATAAAAGAGTATTATAAATAATTACAGGAGATAAAAAACTGGGGGCGCATTGATAATGAATAAAATAAAATTCTATAAATTAAGATATAAAAATAAAAGAATATTTTTAGGATATTGCAATTATAAAAATTTTAAATGGTCTTGTATAAAAATAAATGGGTGTCTTTTTCTAGTTATAAATAGTAATTATAGCCAACAAAACAAGAGCAAGATACTCCATCAGATTTTACGCGGAGAAATAAGCAACTAACACACAACTAACAAAACAGGCTCTAAGGCTTGTGAAATGGTGGTTGCAAATTCTCAAAGAGATAAAAATAACCAAGTTGAAAACCCCACAAACGCTGATGTTTGTGGGGTTTCTTCTTTATAAAAACGTATGAAAATGTATCAAAATTTACTCACAACTAACATATAACTAACATATAACTAACAAACTATTATATTTAAAAAGCTATTAGATTAAATCAATAGCTTTTTTTAATTGCTCTATATCTTTATGTGTATAAACATTAGCAGTAGTTTCATAACTAGCATGACCTATTATCTTTTGTAGAGCAATTGTATCAGCTCCAGCATTACTCATTAGAGTTGCAAATGTATGTCTGCAATCATGTGGTTTATGTTTAAAGTTCAATTGCTCCATAATTGGTGTGAATTTCTCTTTGTAATAATTTTCATATTTGAACTGCTTTCCATTTTCTCTAGCAATTAAATACTCGTTACCCTCAGATACTCTAGCAGATATCATATCAAAAATTTTACTACTTATTGGTATAATCCTATCTTTACCAGCATCTGTCTTAATTCCACCAGTTATGGTCCTGTTCTCCAAATCTACATCTCCTGGCTTAAGTATAATTAATTCTCCTATTCTAAGGCCTGTATAAATCATAATTAAAATAGTATCTACGTATTTAATACTATCTTTAACTTCAATTAATCTTTTTATTTCCTTATCAGAAAATGCCTTTCTTGTGCTGTCCTCGGTATTTTTACCTATTTCTACGTAGTTTGAATAGTCCTTATTTATAATATCATTTTCCATTGCAAATTTAAAAAGCTGATTATAAAGAACTTTAATTTTTCTTAAGTTACCATGTTTTTTACCACATGTCCTTATAACGTCTTGCATATGCTTAGTTCTTATATCGACAAACTTCATATCATGTAGAGCAGCGCAAGTTATATACGCAGCCTTATAACCATTAACTGCGCTTTGAGTTACACTTTCAAACTTACCTACATTCCAATTATTATATACATCACTAAAAGTTACAGTTGATACTTCTATACTATAGGGATCCTTATTAAAATCAGCCAAGGCTTGCATTGCTAATTCCCTTTTTTCATAATATCCTATAGTCTGATATAACTGTTTTGCATTATCATCCCATCCTATAGTCTTACGAGCCATGAAAGGCTTTCTTCTTTTGCCACTTAACTTATAAACTGATCCATAGCCATTTGGGTTTCTCATTGTTACTCCTTTATTTATCTATAGTTATTTTTTATATTTATAACCAACCATTTTCATTTGTTCTAATAAAGCATTCCCGAATTCCATAACATCTCTGTCTGACATTTCATTTATATTAAAACCCTCAGCTGCAAACATTTGGTGCTTACTTATGTAAGCCCTAGCTTCCTCTGGACAAGTAAATTGCTCAGGAACTACATCTAGATTGGATTCTATTTTTTTTGCATTACTTACTTTATCAGGAGCATATATTGCTTCCATCTCTTTAACTAAAGAATCCTGTATTTCTTTAAAAAATTCATCAACTGAAACATCAAGAGCATCTGCAAGCTTATTTAGAATTTTAGTAGACGGATTAGTTTTTTCATTTCGCTCAATAGCAGAAATATAACTTGCGTTCATTTTGGCTTTTCTTGCCAACTCATTTACACCAAGTCCTTTCTGTTCTCTTAGATCTTTTATTTTATCACCTAGCATTTTGTAACCTCCGTAAATGTATTCTATTAGAATATATTATACCCTACTAGAATATATTATATTCCTATAGAATGTGAAGTCAATAGGAAATAGAAGAAATACGGAGGTATATTCTGATAGAACATGATAATTTGTTCTAACCATGTGCCATCAGAATTTTAAACTTTGTGTATTCTGATAGCACATGATATTATATTCTCATGGAACACGAAAGTGAGGTGAACGACATGAATAAGATTAAATTTTACAGAAACAACTTAAATTTATCAATATATAAAGTGGCTGAATTAGCAGGATTAACTCCAAGCTATATCTCTAACTTAGAAAATGATAATAGGACAAACCCATCGAGGGAAGCAATGCAGAAAATATCTAATGCATTAAAAGAAAGTGTACAAGCAATATTCTTCCCAGATGATAGAGAGGAAGGATCAGAGTGAATCAAAGCAGCGGTAAACATCTATCAGTAGTCAGAGCAGCAGACATCATGGGTAAATCTCAACAATTTGTGAGAATTGGGTTACAAAGAAACTTATTACCATTCGGAACAGCAGTAAAGATGAGCACGATGTGGACTTACTACATATCACCTAAACAGTTTTGTGAGTATGTAGGTATAGACGAAAAAACCTTATAGGCTGAGAAGCCTAATTAAAAATTTCATTTTAACGTATCAAGGCAAACACTTCTTAAGATATATTATGCAATTCATTTCTAAAATATACCAATAAAGCGCAATGCTTTTATAGAGATAAAATAAAATTGGGAGGCTGATTATCATGAAAGAGGAACTGATCCAAGAGTTTAAAAACGGAAACAAAAGAGCCGGAGACGATTTTTACAATGCAAACAGAGGTCTGGTGCATACAGTAGCTAAAAAATACCAACGCATGAGTATGGACCAACAAGAGGTTATGGCAATAGTTAATCAAGCATTTGCACATGCAATCAAAAATGTGGATTTAGAAAAAGCTATGTTTTCAACATACTTCGGAGCAGTAGCACATGGAATGATAATGAGACATATCAGAGATTATGAAAGCACTATCAGGACGCAAAGAAAAGATGTGGCAGCAGGGAAAATAGTGTACTGCGAAAGTTTTAATCTAGTAATAGCAGGGGCATCTGAAGATATTACATTAGGCAGCAAACTTAGTTCGGAGCAAGATTTTACAAAAGTTTTTGTGGATGAGGCCCTAAGCAAAATCAATAAAAAAGACAGACAAGCTTTCAAACTTAAATTATTTTGTGATCTTTCACAGTGTGAGATAGCTGAAAAGCTTGGGACTAGTCAGGTAGAAGTTAGCAGGCGACTAGCAAGAGCCAAAACCTCATTAAAAATATTTTTGAGAGAGGTGAGTTAAAATGGCAGGTGGAAAAACTAGATGCAGCCAATGTGTACATGCTAGTAAAAAAGCAACTGAAAAGCCTTGTGACAAATGTGGTGAAGTTCAATTCTGTAGAAACAAGGTTGCTAATCAATTCCTAGATGCCAGTAAAAATTTAATTAGTGGCGATTTGAAATGATAATCAAGATTAAATGCAAAGAGTGTAGAGCAATATGGCGAATAAAAAAAGATACATTAAAAGAAGCCAGGAAAACTAAAAAGGATTATAAAGGTTGCCTCTGCAGAACATGTGATTTTAAGGCACTAGCGAATAAAACCGCAAAAGAAATTGTGAGAGGAGCTAAACATTATGACACCTATAGGTAAATTAGTAATGACTGTTTATAGCCTTGTAGTTGTAGGTGGATTTATTATAAAGGACTTGAAAAGAGGTGATAAAGGATGGAAAGGGGTGCTACTTATACCAACACTAATATTATTAATGAACATGTAGAAAATGTTATCAAGTTGTATTTTTCAGGGTTCTCAGTAAGAGAGGCATTAAAAGAAGTTATGACTACAGAAGTATTACGAAAGAAATTAAACAAGCTTATAATAGAAAAAAATTATGATCTTACTGACCTAGAAGTAATTAGGTTATCCCAGAGATTAGATAAGCACATAGTAAAAGAACAAAGAAAAAAGGCTGCTCTGTAAAGCAACCTAGTATAAATAGTTGTTAAATCCATTATATCACAGAAAGTGAGGTTGTACAGATGGAGAAGAAATATAAGTATGTATTAGAAGGAGTATTGGCAAATCTGAGGTCGATAGATGGCCCCAATGAAGCTGATGAATATATCAATGACTCTATAAGAATTATTTCCAAAGTCTTAAAGGATGGTGAATTAAATGAAAACTTATAAAACATGGGAAGCTATTAAAATGCTAACTGTAAATTTGGAGCTTAGATTTAAGGATAATGAAAATAGAATTTTATCTAATCGCCATAGCGCGCTAGAATGCATGTACCACAATAGAAAAATTGTTATTGACTTAGATGAATCATGGACATTAATACAGCAGTCAGTAACTTTTATGGAAGCAACAAAAGCTTTTATCAGTGGTCAAAATGTAAGAGTAGAATATGCATCTAGTACAGATGGAGAATTAGAAACTGTATTGTTTAGCCAAGCAGATGCATCTAAACCTGGAATAATGAAATATAACCAAAACTTAACTTTTTATGTAATTGAAAATGGAAATTGGTTTATAGAGGAGGTAATTGAGTAAATGCAAGAATTAGCCTTAGTATCAAAAACCACAGCTGCAGTAGTTTCATTTAACTACGCTGAGATAGATGCTCACCTGGATGAAGTACTAAAGAAATATGGTGGTCTGTTATTCACAGAAGAAACTGTGGCAGAGTGTAAGAAAACCATAGCAGAACTTAAGAAAGGTAAAAAATCGTTAAATGATTTTAAGATAAAAACTAAAAAATTATTAACTGAGGACATTACAAAATTTGAGGACCAGTGCAAAAAACTTAGTGATAAATTCGATACAGTCATAGACCCAATTGGTGTTCAGGCGGATGCATTCGAGGTTACTAGGAAAGAAGATAAGAAACTAGCTATCCAAACAATAATAGACACTTTAACTGATGAGAGGTTCCTGGAGTATAAGTATTACAGTCAGTTGGTAATTACAGAGCAAATGTTGAATAAAGGCCCCAAGATAAAAGATATTACTGCAGATTTAACCAAGCAAGCTGATATATTACTATCTCTGCAAAATGTAGAGGAAGCCAACATTGAACTTATTAAAAGTAAAGTTGAACTTGCTAATGCACAATATGGAGTTACCTTACTAAATAATCTGTATCTTTCATTATTAAGTAATGGTGAAGATGTTACTAACCTAATCAAAATGATTAATGAAAATGCTGAACAGACCAAGATTGCAGCTGAAGAAGCTGAAACTGAGAAATTAGCAATTGAAGCAAGAAGAGTTGAAAGAGCAGACAGGCTTGCAGTTGAAAAGGCTGATTATGATGCTAGGATGGCTGAAGAAGATAGAATTAAAAAAGAAAGAAAAATTGAGCTAGACGAAGCCTTAAAGCAAGAATTTAAAAGAGTTTTAGATATGCAACAAGTGGAGGAATCAAAAGTTATTACACCTAGTCCGCGCCCAATAGAAACTATAGCAGACCCTGGAGTAATGGCCACAGAAACTTATACAGTTACTGGAACAGAGGCACAACTAGATGCTCTAGAAAATTACTTAAATGTTAATGGCTTTGTTTGGATCTAAGGAGGTGTAAATAGATGCAAGAAAAGATAGCACTGGTTAAATTTAATAACAACTCAGCGACAGAGTACATGGAATACTCCTATAACACAGATATAGAGGACCTAAAGAAAGATGATGTACTTGTAGTACCAACTAACACTTCATACTCAATAGCTCATTTCTCTAGGTATTCAGATAATAAGCAGCATGTAAAGAATGCTACTAAGTGGATTATTCAGAAAGTAGATATCGAGGGCTTTGAAAATAGAATGTTTTTAGGAGGTTTTGATTAAATGGGTAAGTTAAAGAAAATAGCTTATCAAATAGAAAATGGTGAGACTGTATATTTGCACGAGAGAATTATCAAAGGCATAACTAAGAGTGCATATATCACAAAGCAGTGGGTAGAAGAGCATCCCAGAAGATTAATGGTTGAGTATAAAAGTAAAAAGTTTAAATCACATGGTTCAATGGAAATTATTGATCTAGGTCCAGACTAAGGAGGAAATATAAATGCTTAAAGGTTTAAAGAAAGCAAAAGAAATTATTGAGAATGAAATAATATTTGCAAAAACAGTTAATCCTCAGATGGCAATGGGTATGTCTCAGGTATTAATGCTTATAGAAAGAAAAATAAAAACTGAAAGCGAGGAAATATAATTTATGAAAATAACAGCAGAATTTAATTCAACAGAGGAACTAATAAGCTTCATTGGTGCATTTGATACTAAGAGCTCCATCCCAAGTCAAGGTGTTACTAATATAACCAATGCAACTCCAACTGCAGCAGAGACTAAGAAAGCAGCTAAGAATGAGGTTGTTAAAAAGGAGGACAAACCTGTAGAGCCAGTTAAAACAGAAACTCTAAAGGAAGAAATTAAAGAAATTGTTCCAACTAAAGATGCTGAAATTATTAAAGAAGAAACTAAGGCCACTGAGGGAGAAGTTGAAATTACTAAAGAGATGGTAAGAGAAAGACTTGGAGTGATAATGAAGTCAGGCAAGCAGGCAGAAGTTAAAGCACTTGTAGCTAAACATGGTGCTAGTAAATTACCTGATCTAAAAGAAGAGGAATACGCAGCAGTATATCAGGAAGCGGAGAAATTACTATAATGGCACAGCATGCAATATTAAGCGCAAGTGGAGCCAAGAAGTGGTTAAATTGCCCGCCTAGTGCTAGATTGGAACAACAATTTAGTAATAAAACTTCTACAGCTGCAGAAGAGGGAACCTTGGCGCATGAGCTTGGGGAGTTAACATTACAGAAAGAATTAAAATTTATAAGTACTAGAAAATTCAATTCTGAATTTAAGAAGATAGAAACACATGAGCTTTTTACTTCAGACATGCCTGACTATGTAGATATTTATGTTTCTACTTGTATGGAAAAAGTAGCAGAAGCTAGGGCAAAAACCTCAGATGCGATTATTAGTCTAGAACAGAGACTTAATTACAGTAGATGGGTACCGGAAGGCTTTGGTACCGGAGACATGGTCATTATTGCAGATGGAACAATTGAAATTATTGACCTTAAGTATGGTAAAGGTGCTCCAGTAAGTGCGATAGATAATATACAAATGAGACTTTATGCTCTAGGAGCAATAGCAGAGTTTGAATTTCTATATGATATGCAAAATGTAAAAATGACTATTATCCAACCTAGATTAGATAGCATTAGC